AATTACTGATTATCAGGTATATAAATATTAATGTTGTAATCGCAGCGGAATCACTAAAGGCGGTTACTTCGGTAATCGCCTTTTTTATTGTATATCAGCTAATTACAATGTAATATATTGGAATATAAGCATTTATAACTCGTTTTTATTAACGTTTATTAGTGCACAATCATGCACAGTAATGCATCAAACGTATTATTTTTGATACCGATAAAGTATCAAAGGTATCAAATGATACCCAAAAACATGATACCAAATAGAATAAATGCTGTTTTTTATTTATTAAACCAATACATGCATTATTTAACAGTATACATAAAAAATCGTGATTCTGTTCGATTACAACCAGTGATTCACATTAAAAAACAAAAAGTATGAAGTATCCAACAATGAGGTTTGTGTTCGACAGAAAGCATGTCGCCACAAGAAACAAAAAAGGTCTGGTTCAGATTGAAGTGACATCAGAAGGTAAACGGAAATGGATTGGGACATCAGTGAAACTATACGCTGACCAATGGAATGAAAAAAAGAAGGTAGTTAATTCCGTACACTCAATCCAGTTAAATGCGATGCTTGATGGTATGATGAGCAAATTAAATGATTTTATTCTTGATTTGTTTAGAAATGACCAGCAATTCGACTTTGAAAAACTTAACGCGTTCTTGGAGAAATCCAACCATTCGGATTCGTTTATTGATTTTGTTCGCACAAGAATAGAGGATAGGACAGATATTGAGGAAAGCACGCGAAAACAGCATAGAACTTTGCTGCAATCGTTAGAAAAGTTTGGAAAGCTAAATTACATGGATGACCTGACAAAAGCGAATATAACGCTTTACGATGAATTCCTGCATCAACAGGAGATTTCTCAACCTACAATCTATAACTATCATAAACGCTTAAAGCGTTATTTGCATGAGGCAATGAAGTTCGGTTTATTGAATGAAGACCCTTATGTTGGTTTGCATTTTGAACGCGGAAGATTTGAGAAGCGGAAGTATCTTACAGAAGAAGAACTAAAAATGATCCGTACTTGTAAAATTAATATGCCATCAATAGACCGGATACGTGATTTATTTCTTTTTCAATGCTACACTGGACTTGCGTATGCTGATTTTGAGAAATTCAATTTTGAAAAGGATGTCGAGGAAAGGAATGGGAAATATATTGTATCTGACAGAAGAAAAAAGACCAATGAGGATTATAAAATAGTGCTTCTTACTCCGGCAATCGAAATATTGAAGAAGTATGACTATAAGCTACCTATCATATCCAATCAAAAATATAATGTCTCATTAAAGGTGGTCGCTCAATACGCAGGTATTGATAAGAATATAACCACACACATGGGACGACATACTTTTGCCGTTTTTGCCCTGAACAATGGTGTGCCTATTGAAATTGTTGCCAAAATGCTTGGACACACAAACATTCGCACTACACAAGTTTATGCGAAAGTTCTTAATTCCGAAGTGGAAAAAGGATTTGATTTGCTAGAAAGTAAGATTAGACTTTAACACCTGAATTGGAAGAACAGTTTCAGCAAGAGTTATACAGCCCTACTTGCTGAAACTGTTTGTTTTAAACTGAGTCGTCAATGGCATTGATTACAGCAACCATTTCCAAATCAAAGAAAAGGATACGTACACCATCATTGCATATACCGTATTGAGAACTGGGACGTTCATCGGTCCATCCGTTTTCAGCTATGACTAAATCAACTACTTTAAAAATTATATCCAAAGACACAAAGTTTATTTCTCGGTTGATAAAGTCTCTGAGTTCTTCTAATGTTTTCATTTTTTTAGTTTTCTATAAAATCAATCCTGCAACCTAGTGCATACCCTATCTTTGCAAGGATATCTATACCTGTACTATATTTACCAAGTTCTATTCGTGCTATGTGACCCTGGTTTATACTGACCAGCTCTGCCAATCTCGCTTGGGACAATCCCTTTTGCTTTCTGAGCTCGGCAATACGCTTACCGATTCGTTCTCTCTCATTCATCATCTTACAACTGCATCTTCAATCATTGCGCTGTATGGCCTTCCCATCTGGTCCTTAACGTTAGAACGCTCCAAGTCGATGGTCAACCCTTCAAGATTAATACCCGCTTCTTCTGCCAGCTCTCTTACATGATCTTCGTCACGCGCAATTGCGTGATAAAGTACAGTTTCATAATGATTCTCTTCGTAGATATTGTATGAGTTCATAATCTTAATGCCGCTTATCCGTTGCCGCCGGTTCTATTGTGTTATTTGATACTGCAAATATAAATGTTTATCTTGACAATGCAAAATATTACATTAATAAAGAAGGCATGTTTTTAAACATTCATTCAGATAATACGCTTTGTGCATATTCCGCACGCCTGTTTATTTTCGTTCTGAGCGCGGTTAAGCGATTCCGGGTAAATTCTAAGCCACTATGTGTGCGAATGCCTCTTGCGTTCAATCGTTCAACTACCTTGTCAATATCTTGCGGAGTATTGCACCCCTCCAACATGGCGGCTATCATATTGTTCTTTTCATCGTTCATCGCTTCCTTTCTTCTTTTTTCCCCGTTCACCTTACCGCCTTTCGCCTGTCCGGTGGTTGTTCCACCTAAAGAGGTGCATTTGTTTCCAGCTTTGGAAATAAAATAACCGTTTTCCTCAATTTGTTTTTTCTTTACTTCCAATGCTGATTTAGTTCGTTCCTGTATAAGTTCTTTTTCCAGTTGGGCAGCAAAAGAAAAGGCAAACAAAATCATTTCGTCCATCGCTTTTATCATGCCACAATTCAAATCAATGCCCATTTGGACGATTACAAGACGTATTTTACGCGGTTTTAGTTCATCATTGATGAGTTTGTTTAAATCGCTCATAGATCGTCCTAAACGAGAAATTTCGGCTACTATTAGCATATCTCCAGTCTCCAGCAACGGAAGTACATCAGTGCCTAATTTCCGTTTCTTATAGGTTACACCGCCGGATATTCCTTCTTCCGTTATCACAATGTCAGATTTTAAACCGTTTCTTTTCAACCATTCTTGGACGGTTCTGTTTTGCTGCTCCAATGTTTGTTTGTCGGTGGATATACGACCATATTCTACTACTTTCATAAATTACTCCTTAGATTAAAATTCGTTTCGGCAATGGTTCGCCAATCTTATACAGTTCTACGCTTGTAACTTCTTGTGTTTCTTTAAGCAGGTTTATCCCATCGCTGTAGAAGTTTAGCAACCTTATAGCTTCGAATGCGTTGCATGGTTGAAGCATTATAGTTCGTCCTTTCTCGTTAATCTGAATGAAATAATTCTTTTCCATAATCTTTTTGTTTTTAAGTTAGTAAATAGTTCCGCCCGTGGAACTTGCACCACTTGCAAGGCTTTCAACCTTTGGCGGATAATTCGGTTTAAAAACCGTTATTTCCAGTCAGCTCCTTACTTACTCCAACAGCTAACCAAATCAAAATGCAAATCATGAACATATTATTTCTCCTTAATTAAATTTATTCGCTCATTCTTACCTATCGCCTACCCGACAGCCGTATTACTGCCGGGGTGTCATAAGATGATATGTTGGCAAAGCCCCAACAATGTATCTATGCTAATTGTGGCAATATATTTCTATTCAAATTTCACATTCAAGTACGGCCGTTTGCCCTGATTGCTTACATAGTTTTTCTAATCTGTCATATATGCATTGTAAATAATCGATAAAACCGTATATTATTTGCATTGTATTTTCTTTGCTGTCTATATCTATATCAATGCAAGCTATAATAAATTCTTTGCACTGTTTTACTGCCTTAATCATTAATTCAGTATTGACTATTTTTTTCACTATTTGGCTAAACTCGTTGCCATCAAGCCATAGTTTCTGTACGTAATTGTTAACTTCTTCGGATGTTATTATTTGTCCGTTGAAATAATCAAATGAAATTTTCTTTAATGAATTCATATTCTTTATTGTTTAAGTTAATAAATAGTTCCCGGTGGCGGTGTTGCTCCGCCAGTCCACACAGTACCGGGATAGTTGGTTATTTAAACACATGATCAATGAATACAGTATTCGTTTGCCATTCTCCTTTTGATTTAAAGACAAAATATCCGCGTATAGTTGCTGTTTCTTTCATCTCGTTTGCAAAGTCATAGGCCGCTTGCTGGTCCTTACCAAACTCCTTATTTATCGATCCGCTGTTATTGCTCACCCTGTAACGTAGCTTTGCAGGGGCTTTTGTTTTGTTTGTAATAATATTCATATTTTTTCGTTTTTAAGTTAGTTTGTTCCCGGTGGCGGTGTCGCTCCGCCTCCCCACATTGGTTAATATTGTTCTATCGTCCACTCTTTTTTTATAAAACCTTTAAAGTTGCCAAACAATTTTTTAAACGCTGCTAACGCTTCTTTCTTCGTCTTGCCGTAATAGCAATAGCGCGCCCCGTTATGGAACTCTACTGTTAACTTATATTCTTTCATACCCTTTAAAATTTATCTGATTCATCACTCTTGTTTATAAATTCGCGTAGCTTATCCCTGTCGGTGCCGGAAATGAATATCACGGCACCGAATAACAAAACCAACAAAACCATATTCAGCTAATTAAATGACCGTCTTTAATCGTCCGTTACCATCCGTAAACCCGTTAAGTATTTCCGCCTCTTTTTCGGCTTCTTTCTTAGTCGGGTAGCATTCTATTATACAGTTGTCCAGATTGTCTAATATGCCGTAATATCCAAGTGTTAACGGCTTATCCTTGACGGTGTAACGCTTTCCCTTTACTTTCTTCTCGTAAAATTCTACGTTCTCATCCATCGGGGTGTAATATGATGAAACGCTAAGCGTGCCCGATTCTATTTTGTCGTTAAACTCAATTATACCGGGTAAATCTTTTTTTAAGCTGCTTTCCGCGCTTACACCGTCATAGGTTACGCAATACTTGCGTTCCTCCGCTGTGTATACGTTGAAAATATCGCCCGGCTGTATATCTGCACGCACTTTCGCGCTGGTTATGATTCCCGCGCCTTCAATATCATAATAGCGCACGCCGTTAAAGTTGCCCGTCTCAATTAAATGGATATTTTCAAATGGTCCCGTTTCCTCCGCAAGTTCCGGAATATATATTTCTTCAGGAAGCGCCGGCAACTCTGTAGGCGCTATCAATTCTTTCACTTTGTCCGCCTGCTTCTTGCTGAATATCCATCCGGCACGCTTTTCACCGTTGTAATTTAAAGACGGGTTAAAGCGTCCGCCTAATTCCTTTAATTGCTCTTTGATAGCCTTCGTATCGCCAAACACCGCGATAGCTTTTTCGGAGTAGTCCACGATTTCCAGACCTTCAACCGTCACGGCTTCCATTTCTTTGGCTTCCTCAACCTTTTCAGGCTTAACGCTGCTTTTCTTCGCTTTCGGCTCTATAACCTTATATTCATCGCTTACTTCTATATGGATATAGAAATTTGTGTCAAAATAGTCTTGCATACCGTCCGAATCGTCATAACGGAAAGAACTAGCGTAATTTGAAACAGAATTTAACGCTGCAAATACTTCCGGTGTTAACTCGTCTTTCCATGCCTTCACGCTAGACATTGTGGACATATAACCACGTTCCGCGCTTCTTGATCCTTCAACGAAAGGAACACAAGGACCGGATTTTAATTCGATATACATTGAATCAGTGTACATGCTCCATTCAGAGCGAACAGAGAATTTAAACTCCGGGAAATTCTTCTTTGCATAAGATCTAACCTTTGCGGCAATTTCCTTTGTACTTAACTTGCTGTCATAGTTTGAACCAGCCCAACCATTTGCGGTGTAGAAATTCATTGCTTTCATAATGCTATAGTTTAAATTGTTAATAATTCAACCTTATAGCGTGATTAATAGCCTACTAATACCAGATACAGCCTATACACTCAATGGCTGAATGTTATCGCAATACCAGTAAACCAAGAAAATTAAATGGGAGAATATTTGCAAGTAAGAAGTTAAAGAAGTATTTTTGCCTCCGGATTGGATAGTACTTACTTTAAGTATTCCAACTTACGAGAGTCTTAACATTGCCGTGTTAAGGCTCTCTTTTTATTCCAACATTTAACAACACGCTTTGGGGCGTTAATATTTGCCCTGTGGAAGAATAGGACTTTATTACGTATCCTTCCCCTTTCACATTGCGAAGATAACGCTTTTTTATCAAAATATCAAATAAAACGCATGATATTTTGTAAGCAATTATAAATAAATTACATGTTCCATAACATACACCTATAAGCCAATATAACGCCATATAGAAGCGTTATATTTTCACCTTCACAATGTATCGCGTTTACCTTTCTTCGCCTATATCGCGCATATTAAAGCCATATACAACGAAGCAAACGAGCGTCGCAAACCGTTGTAATACAATACACAGCAGCCCAACTATGAACGCTATACCCCTCCCCCCCCTATACCGGTGCAACCGTAAACATCCGTCCTCTCTCTCATTTTTTTTATTTTTTTTCTGATTTTTTCTCTCTTTCTGATTGTTCGAATATTTTATCTAAATCAAGATGCACAAGCTGTAATATAATATTATTATCTTATACGAGTTATTGTTTTACGTTGATGCTTCTCTATGCAGTGTGTGTATGAGCCCCTTTCATTATATTCATAATAAAAGGGAGAGCGGTGTTCGCTGTCGCTCACTTTTTTCTTTATGTTACTTTCTTTTTTATGGGTTTTGGATTAGACATTTTTCCTTTATTTATATAGGGTATGTCTAATATGCAATGAGGTAGTACTATGCAATGCAAGGTATATTTCAAGTATTCTTTTACTTTTAAGATTAAAAGCTCAATATTAAAGCGGATTTAAATATATCACAGTGATAAATATTAAAGTAAAGCTTTAATATATAAATTTAAATTATTATATTTGCGTGTATTATAATAGAATAACATGAATGAATACAAGTTTTATATGATGCATTATGGCGAGCTTGGTGCCGGTTGGAAAGACTTGGAAACAGATTTCCCAGGTTTAAGGTATAAAGAATGTACAGGTCTTAATTCGTATGGAGAGCCTACAAATATGTATGCAGAGGATTTTGCCGAGACAAGCAAGGCGGAAGTGTATGTTTCCAGCACACCGGCACACAAGCAGACAACTATAAAACTGACATTGATATTCTTGGAGGATGATACCAAGGATGATAAGTCTTACCATGACTTTATGACTTTCATTACCGGTTCTAAGATTGCCTACCGTGATACAGCGAGGAAGAGAAAGGTCCTTATGTACCTTTCAGGAGCCACAGAACCTAAAAGCGACACTCTTTACGGACAGAAATACAAGGAAGTGACATTTACGTTCAAGAACGTATATGGGCATTCCTTCGGATATGACGAAACTTTTCCTAACGAATAACAATTAAATTCTATATTGCTATGTTTTTAGAAACAGAAACCTTATCGGAAGCATTATCCTTTGCGAAGTGCAAGGATTTGCCCAAGAAGTTCAATCCCGAACTGGGGCTTACTTGGATATTGGCTATCGCCCTTATCAAGAAGAAAAACCTTATGAATGCCTATGCCATTGTTGAACAAAGGGCTGACGGACTTATCCAGTACAAGAAGACATTCGGGCGGCTTTCTCCCATTGATGGTCTTATCTCCATCCATCCGTATATGTACGTGGATGAAGAGGCGTTGGGAATGGCTATGAAAGCAAACAGACGAACTATCGCCATGCACTATGCTGATGCAGCGGACGACATCATTGATTCGGACGATGAGAAGTTCAAGGTGTACCAGTTGCAGTACGCCATGGATATGCAGAAGCTGAACATGAACCAGGAGAAGCCTAGATTCGGGAAGTCTGTTGTGGAAGAAGCGGAGGAAGCGGCTAATCCGGTTGTTGAGGAAGTGTTGAAGGAGAATGAGGCGGTGGCGACAATTGAGGACGAAGGAGAGTGTATCATTGAGGTAGAGGACGCTAAGACGGCGTTCAGACCGAATAGAGGTAGAAAGGCTAAGACGGAGGAATAATTATGAAGTACAGGAAGAAACCGGTAGTTATTGAAGCGGTTAGGTTAGAACACGATGAAAATTCCATTTTGGAATGTGTTGATTTTCTTGGATGTGGTACTGAAACATCAGTATTCGGTAGAAAATCTACAATACAGCAAGTTATTTCTAACGGTGGAATAAAAATAGAAACACTTGAAGGTATTATGACTGCAAGTTTTGGGGACTATATTATCAAAGGTATAAATGGAGAGTTCTACCCATGCAAGCCAGACATATTTGAAAAAACATACGAAAAAGCATAATAACTATGGCAAAGAACAAGAAACAACAAGGCTTTGAGTTCATCATCAAAGAAAGCGATGTACTGGATAGAGAGAACTTCGGTTCGTTCGAGATAATTGTATGTAGCACTGGAATAATGTTTAAAAACTATACAGGATTCAGAGTGTTCACTACCCCATACGCGGTAGGTTTGGACGGTGTGGCTCACGAAACATCCCTATACGCTTGGTTGAAGTACATGGTGGACTTCAAGAAATCAATCGTAGGCAAGGAGAATGAAATGTTCGGTGATACGACTTCCACAAATCTTGAGTTCTTGGAAGGAATGAAAGTCGTGACGGAAGCTAATCTTATCAAGCCTATGGCTGTATTCACTGACATTGACGAAGCACAGAAGGAAGCCGAAAATTATATGAAGTGGATGGAAGGTCAGATGAAAGATTTGAATAAAGCAATGAACACTACGCCACCTGAAGAAGATTTGAAGGCGAATGCTGAATTTGAGCAGAAGGTTATCATGGCAGAAGAGGCTAAGGAGGTATTCGATGGAAGTGTTGAAACCGAGGAAAGACAGGTATAATCCTGATAATACTTACCGTATCTATATCAATATAGGTAATCATCCGGGTGCGAAGTGGGTATCTTTCAAGGACAAGGAAACCGGGGAAGTTACTAAGGGTATATTCTTGCCTGACTGGGAAACTGGAGGCATACGGATAAGACATGGACAAGTCAAGTTTGAAATTAATGCAATACCCGTAAAAGGAAAGATAAATACTCATGTGCTTATTCCTGCTGTATATAAAGGTATTGATTGTGGACTTGGACTAAGCATAGGTAATAAGGTGACAGACTTTAAGAAGGCTGTTATTGGAAACATGTATATATGCGGAGAAATACTTAATGAAGACCAAAAGAAAATACTAGAAAAGTATGTCAGAAGAAAAGGATTCTTTAAAATCGGGCGTTATAAGAAAAGTTGAGCGTATCGTGTGTGATTGCGTAAATAAAGTATTCTGCAATCAGGACCCTGTATATCCTTCAACTATCTATGAAGGAAGGACAAACATTATTCTTACAGGGAGGATTGCGAGAGGTGCAGTTTTTGCCGTATTGCATAACAGGTTCGGAATCTCATACGGTAATATTGCCAAACACTCAAAAATTAGCAGCAGGAACATTATACGGTCCGTAAAGACTTATAAGAGCATTCCTGATTCGGACAATGCCGTAATGATGATAAAAGAGCTTATAGAAGTTGAACTAAAAAAATTCCCAATTTTATGAATGATTTACTTTCTTTTAAACGTAATGCCATGATGCTTGGTCTTTGTACGGCATACAAGGACAAGTGGAACAAGGCTGACAACAAGGCGGCTTTGATGGATATGGCTTTGGACTCCAATGGGGTCGAAATGCTGTCAGATGCAGCTGCATTTGGATGGGGTATGGATATTCAGTATATGAAACGGACGTTTTCAGACCACATCAACGGAAAATGGAAGCGTACTAAGGACGGATATAGTTCGTGCCTCTACGTGGACTACAATGGGCAATTAGAGCAATCCTGCACTATTACTACTGTGCTCGCTTCAAAGGTTACGTTCAATGTACCGAAAGGAAGTATCTGTAAGCTGTATGTGGCAGGAGGTACTGAGTTGAATATCACTGGCGAAGGCATCTGTTATGTGTATTCGTATGGCGAGAACAAGGTTACGGGTAACTTTAAGCAATTGAATTGTGTAACTAAAAGTGAGTGGGTAAAATAGAAAGTTATGGCTATAAAAATAACAAAGGAAGCAGGAAAGAAGAAAGCGATATACTTCAAGCATTGTAATAGATGCGGATGTGAGTTTGAGTTTTCAATGGAAGATGTAAAAAATACATTTGATGACCAACGAGAGGGATATGTGGTTCTTTACGTTCCGTGTCCTCATTGCGGAGATATGACTGGAGTAGAGAAGAAACCGATAAGGTATGAATAATATGAAGCACGAAACTTTGTTATATCAACTCAAAAGGCTTGGAAGAAACATAGATGAGTTCATGTTAGAACTATTATCCTCTGTGCTGGATAAGGAAGATAGATTTTGTAAAATGGTTAAGCGGATAGCCCAATCATTATTGAGTGTATTTATTTCTAAGAAAAATAACATCTGACCTACCAAGCGTAGGAACAGAAAAGGCAGCGTGGAAAACTGCGCTACCTGCTTAAAGTGACGGAATATAGAAAAGAAAAAATTATGAAATCAAAACATTTCAGAAAACTAAGAACGCAAGTTAAGTGGTATAAGGTATCACACAGAGAAGATTTGTTTTTTAGCTTCGGTAATGAGAAAGAGGTATTAGCTAAATCTCCTGAAAACGCTTGTGTCAGATACCATAAACGTACAGGTGCTTTCATTAACAAATGGAATCATAACAACATAACTCAATGCTCTGAACGATTGTCAAGATTCAAAGTGTGCATAGGGCAGAAAGTAATGTATTTCGATTAAAAAAATAGATTTTATGACCGAAGAAGAACAGATACAAGCCGACATTGAGCGGTATGAGAATATATCCGCAAGCATCCCCGATGATGGCGATATGGTGGAGCAAGCCAACGTGTTCAGCTCGTCCACGATGCAGAGCGTGATAGAGGACGGTAAGAAGAAACCGCCCATACATAGGCTATGGGGTGATTTTTGGTGGGAGAATGAACTTGTATTCCTTTTCGCGGACAGCGGTATAGGCAAGTCTATCCTCGCCACGCAGATAGCCTACGAGATATGCAAGGGAGAGAGTGAGTATGTGGAAGTGGAAACAGAGCCGCAGAAGGTGCTTTACTTCGACTTTGAGCTTTCGGACAGGCAACTTGCAAGACGGTATGCTAATGCTGAATTTCCCGACACGTTCATTCGTAGTGCTATATCGGAGGATATTAGCCAAGATGAGTTGAGCATGGGGATGATTGACGGAATACGTGATAAGTTGCTTGATACAGGGGCAAAGGTAATGATACTTGATAATCTTTCCTATCTTTCCACACAGACCGCCGAAGCGGAGTATGCAGGGGCGATTATGGACGGTCTGACGAGAATTAAGCGTGAAATGGGTATCAGTATCATGGTGATTGCGCACACTCCTAAAATCGAAGAAAACAAGCCTCTTTCTAAGACGAACATGGCGGGGTCTAAGATACTCTCAAACTTTGCTGACGGAGTGTTTGCAATTGGGCGCACAAAGAGCGGTGGACGGTATCTAAAATTGCTGAAAACTCGTATGATTAGCGAGCCTGACGAAAAGTCGTTGCTCCCCTACTTCAACATCGTAGCAGAGCCGTACTTACATTTCGACAAGGTGGGCGATGAAACGGAGAGGAAACTTCTCATGGGCAAGCCAGCAAAGGACTTCTTCGGTGCGTTATGGGATAGGGAGACAAGCGAGCCTATTCCTCTTTTGGAGCTTGTTAAGCTGATTGTGAGTAACGACAAGACGAAGAATAGTGCAAAGGCGAAGGATGGTAACGCACGGAAGCGGATTGACCGTGCTATTAAGTTCGGAGCTTTGAAAAAGGACGAATTGAAGAATATATATTTGAAAACTGACAATTGACATGGACGTTGAAGAGATAAAGCAAAAGAAGCTGGAATTGAACGACAAGATAGCCGGGCTTCTGAATGAATTTGAGGATGAAACTGGAGTGCAGATTTCGGATGTCGGATTTGTTAGGCGTGTGTCCTACGATGAATTAGGTCGTGAAGTTGGGAAAGAGTATATCGTGGAAACAAAAGTGGGATTATGAACAAGAAAAGTCAGATATATGAGTTTAACCCACAAGTATATCCATTCAGATTGTGGGTTTGCATTAATCCGTCCTTGGAGGACTTGCAGGATAAGTACTATGCTTTGACGGATAATATGGAGCGTACTGATTTTACGCCAGATACTTTGGAATAGGGATACGTTTTGCATCGCAACATGTATTCCCGTAAGTGACAAAGAAAGTGGGTGGGTAGGAATATTGTGTTCTATATTCAGAAAGGACAAGATGTCTGTTGGAGTAACAGCTCATGAAGCAAGCCATATTTATCAGATTCTTTCGGAGTGGGCGGTTTTAGTTTTGATGATGGGGAGGCGAGGGCATATATTGTACAATGGGCTGCCGATTGTATATGGAAAGTAAAAAGTGGGAAGCTCAAGAATTGAAAAATATGTTTTTCTTGTAATTTTAAAAAAGTCTAAATTATAAATATATCTACTCTATTTTACTTGTTTTTCAAACATGATTCATACCTTTGTTGTTATAAACAATATTGTAAGTGTATGGGAAACTGGAGTGAAAAACAAGAAGCCAAAAAGGAAGTCAAGGAAAAGGAGAAGCTTAGCCGGGAAGCACTTGGTAAGTTTTTTTATGACTTGGCTAAAATCTCTTTTACTGCCTTAGTAGTCGGAAGTGTTGTTTCTGTTGCGACACAGCAAGAAAGAATGGAATATTGGGTACTTATATTTATAGGTGTTTTTGTTACCTATATATTCTCATACATAGGATATAAAATAATAAAATTGTAATATATGGAGGCATTAATATCTTTATTTGCGGTAATGGCTGTGATAGGTTCTATTATTGCTATTTGGCTTAATACCAAGTCTGGAAAGAAGTGGCTTGCAAATTTGTAATAGCACACAATGAAGCGGTAAGAGAACATCCTACCGCTTCATTTTTATTGCATTACCACACGAAGAGCTGCCCCACGAGAATTTACATTTGTAGTAAACACCCTGTCTATCCTGTCCGAAAGTATCTCCAAACACCCTGTCTGTGCCCTCAACTCCACAAGCATAGGGTTTGCATCGGAGTATTCGGATTCAAGCGAATATCGAGCGTTCAGCAAGGCTCTGATAGCGGAAATATCAGTGGTTTGTTGGGAAACAAAGAAGCGTGTGCTGTTCAATAATCCCTCAATAATTCCGGCGGTTTCTTCGCTCATTGATTGGATTCCTTGTTGGAGTGCCGACAATTCAGCCTTTTTGTTAGGCTTGTACCCCAAAGTTTCCATAAGAGCAAGCAAATCTTCATTCAGACCTTCAAGAGCGGTCTTCCCGATTGACTGAATGTTTGCAAGTTCTTCCTTGGTAAGATTGATGCCTCCTGCGCTACTTTCCGTAACAGACTTATCAATTTCCTCAAACAGATTTTTCAGACGATTTTGCGCAAGCCTCATTGTAGCCTGCTTTACGATTAGGTTTTCAATAAAATCGTCAAAATTTTCATTAAGGGACTTTAATCCGTCTTCTGTCTCGTTGAAAGCATCCATCCATGCCTGTACGAAAGACTCTGCGGCTGACCGGTATTCTTTTTCTCCACCGATAGCACCAAAGTCCATCTGTTCTTGGGACATAATCTCCTTTTTGGTCTTTTCAAGCTCAATTATAGCATCGTTCCATTCTTTAATCCTATCCTTGTCAGTCTTTTTCTTGTCCTGCTCGGCTTTTATCATTGAACGGTAAGAAGCAATTTGGTCATCAAGGTTTTTAATGGTTTCTTTTGTTTTGTCATGCAGGGTGACAGAGTTCCAAGCTGATTCCATCTTCTCTTTCAACTCATCATACTTTTTGCCAAGAAGTTCCACATTTTTTATCTGCCGTTGGATTTCGCGTTCTTTCTTCTTATCCTTGCTGCCTATACCAAATATACTTCCAATAGTCTTACCGATTCCTGTAACTGTTTTGAAAGCACCTGTTACAATGGAGAAAGGTCTTGTCAAGTCCATGCTCTCCAAACCGTCAAATATCTGCCCAAGACCTTCCGTAGTACCTTCTAACCATTCAGGTATCTCTACTCCGAACCCTTCAAGCATACCAGTAAACTCCGAAACTGCATTTACGGCTTCTGCTCCATATTTTGCTACCTCACTAAGACTTTTGTTAGCGGAATCAAGTTTCTTCTTGTCTGCGTCTACCTGTTCCTTCTTTCGGTCTGTAATCTGCTTGTTATTTGCAAGTTCTTCCTCTGACCTCTTGACTACCTCCTTTGCTACGTTGAGTTTAGCAAGAGCTTCGTCTTTCTGCGCTTGTGTAGCGTCTTTATTCTCCACAATCGCATTGTATTCGGATTCAAGTTTGGCAAGCACCTCCGATTCACCTTCAACACGTTCCTTTGAGCCGTCCTCGTTAGTCTTTGTGTAGCCGTAAAGACGTTTCTCTATATCTTCTTGCTTTTCTAATGCCTTAAGATAAGCATCCTCATGTTTCTTTCTGTCTTTGAGTGAGCCGATATAGCTTTTCAGATTTGGTATAAGCTCTTTGAATGGGTTTCTGCCTGCCAGCACCTCATTCAGCTTTTCCATGTTGTTTACGATAGCTCTCACTTGGCTTGGTTGCAAGTCATTCAACTGCTCTTTCATTTGAGCCAGCTTGTCACGCATGGCTACAAGCGTTTTTGTAGATACGTTGTCGAGATTTTGGAACAAGTCAATATAGAAGTCGCTTTCTTGGAATTGCTTCCAAGCGTTTTCGTCCGACTTCATGTTGTATTGTGAAGTCAGGTTTTTATTATACTGCTCTTTTTGCTCATCGGTAAGATTAGCTTTTGCAATCTTCGCCTTTTCCTCATAATACCAACGGTCGAGTTGAAGCTGGTCTGAAAGTTGTGTCTTGTATGCTTTGGTGAGTTCAATTACAAGGTCTTGGCTTTCCTTTACACGCTGCTCGTTCAAGTTCTTTATGGCATTCTGATAATATTCGTATTGTTGCGTGTTAGGGTCTTTGTATGTGTCAGCATACTTTGTCTGAAACTCAATCTCAATACCTTTCTGAACTTCATCCAATGTTTTGGCAAGTCCGGGGAACAATTGCTGTACTTCGGCTTCGGAAAGTCCTGCGTCTTTCAGTTTTTGGTGCAAGTCCAGTCCGTTGAACATATCTTCTATGTTCTTCTTGGTCTTTTCAAGCTGTTCTTTCAGGTAGTCCTGCTGAATGCCGATTTTGAGTTCTGCGATTTCCTTTTCAAGACCCGTTTTCTTTGCAGCGTTCTTTACGTCATTAGGAATGGCAGTGAGCAATTTCTCCAGCGCATCAATCATTCCTTGCTTTGTAGGAATAATGTCCTCTGCCTTGATGACCTCACCCATGCGAGTGAACCTCAAAGCACCTTCAAAAGCCGTTCTTGTTTCCGCAATGGCACGGTTTTTACCCATAAGCTGATTCAGCTTCTCGTAGCGAGCCTGCATTTCTTTGAGGACGGAGATACGCTCTGCCCAAATATCACGCTCTGCTTTCGAGCCGACTTTCTTCTTGTCAGCTTCTACTTCTTGGTTGTATGCTTTAAGTTCAGCCCTCGCTATTTTCTCCTGTGCATCAATGTATGCTTTAATAGTGAAGTCTGATATTTCCATGGTATCTTTTATAATACCCCTCTTAACAAGCTCATTATCTTTTCTCCATACATTTTTGTACCAATCTGCAAACTGTGAATCTTCTTTTACATCGCCCCAATAAATCTTTCCCTGCCTACCACCACTTACAAGTGACTTGTATTTGTCTACGTTTTTTAGATATTTTTGTGCGGTATCAAGTTCCTTAAAAAGTCCATCAAGGAAATTTTCGTTTATCCCTAAATCAAGATTTATTTTTGTTCCGTCAAGAGAATCTTTGATTTCCTTCTTTACCCAATCTATCTGCTGTTTTGTTTCTTCCTTGTCTACCTCTACATTGAGCTTATAATGCTTGTATGCAAGTTCTTTGGTTACTGTATCCAATTCAGACTTGTCTATACGGATTCTTAAACGCCTCTTTGCCGCTTCATCCATATTCTTGTCGAACTTCCCAAACTTATCTTCAAGTTCAGAAATCATCTCCTTTTCGTCGCTTATGTATTTTTTTGACAGATTGAATAATTCCGTAAGGCTCGCACGTGCTTCCATAGCTTCCTTTGTATATGCCCCATTACCTGTACGCATATTATTGAATGCTTGGTTTAACGCTGGCCACATCTTAGCAATTTCATCTTTCATGCGCTTTGTGTATGAAAGCACATCTTCGCCTTCTTTGGGTCCCTTTGCGAGTTGTTCAAGCGTTTTCTTGTGTTCGGAAGAAAGTTTATTTTCTTCGGTAGCGAGCTGCATCATTACCGTTTTTAATTCCTCCCCTTGAAGTATAAATTCACCAACAGATGAAGCATAGTCCTTGCTATCCTCGTCTATATCATCTACGAACCATTTTGCCTTATTTCTTGCATATCTTGCTTCCATCAACTTCTGCTCGTTGAGGAATATCTCATAATCCTTAAGATACCTGTTAAATTCGTCCTTAGCTTCTTCTTCCGATATTCCTGTCTTGATTTTTATTTCAAACCCTTCGTTATTCATTTCTTGAACGAGTTTGTCAAGAGCTTTTTTGATGTCGGACTTTGATTCGTCTTGAATTGTAGATATTCTTATCTTCGCTTCAAAATATTTGTTTGTACTTTCTGCAATAGCTTTGTTGTACTCCCTTACGGTGGATATGAGTTCTGTGACAATTCCGATTGCTGCTGTAATCGCCATGAGTGGCCATGATGCTGCAAAAGTTGCTCCAAATGCTTTTACCGCATTCCCTGTATTAACAATTGACCTTGCAAATATCCCCATAGCAGATGAAGCCCCTGTTACTCTTTTAGCCCACGAAGTGATAGCCATAGACGCAAATATCGGTGCAAGTGCCTTAGCAACATTAACAACCGTTTCCCAATTATCAATAAGTACCTTTACTGCATCAATAGAGCCTTTCAGTGTATCTTCGTTAGCCTTACCGATAGAGTTAAGCATCACATCAATACTGTCTTTCAAGTTGGAAATTTTACCCTGCAAAGTTTCGGCTTGAATTTCCTGCATATTGTAGAACAATCCTCCGCTGTCAGTTAACCGTTTGAAGATGTTCTCAATATCTTCAAAGGTTACTTTTCGTTTTGAAATCATATCCACAATTTGGGCAGTGGTATATGCTTCACCTTTCACCTCTTGGAAATAGCGTTGAAGTTCACCGTACAAGTTGATACCAGCTTCCGTAAACTGCCTTACTTCCGTACCACGCAAGTATGCAGCCGCCTTCACCTGCCCATAAGCAAGAATAAGTCTGCCCATATCCACACCTAAACCAGCAGATACATCGGCAAGTCGTTTTGTCGTATCATATAACTTGTCGCTCTCAATACGGTATGCTGCAAGCTGTTTTGTGAATGTAACCAATTCCTTAATTTGAAATGGCGACTTTACGGCAAGTTGGACAGTCTTGTTGAAAATTTGGTCTGCCTGTGATTTATTTTGTAAGATTGCTTGTAACGAACGCTGCTGCAATTCAAATTCACCGCGCACTTTTGCCAACTTGCTGATATACCCTTCAATCTGTGACACGGAGAACAACAAAGCAAGCTGACGGCTTAATTGCCCGGCTGTATCCATCAGGTTGCGATGGCGTGTGGCAAGCTGCTGTGATTTGACTCCTGCTTCCGTCAATGCTTGGTTGTGTTTTGCGATGGCTTGGTTTATCTGTTCAAGTGTGCTTTTATAGTTGGCATCGGTAGTATTCAAAGATAAACGAGCTTTTTTTAGGTACTCTATTGCCGTGATTTGCCGTTGAAGTGTATTTGCTGTTTTAGAAAAGTCAAGCGCACCCTGTGCGGTTGTATTCTGTTTGTAGTTTTGTGCTTTTGCCAAATCTGCCGAAGCCTTATAAGCACGTCTGTCAGCAGCTATTCTTCTTTCCGTCTCTTTTTCTTTAGATTGGGCACGTTGCTCGTCCGTCTTTCGTTGTTCGTCAAGCTCCATCTTCATGTAGCGCATGGCTTCTACCGCAGCCTTTTGTTGCGGCTTTGACAAGTCCATGTTCTCAACGTATTTTTTCAAATCCGAATATCCCTGCTTCAATCCGGATATATTAAAGTTAGCAAATGAACCTTCTCCGATTTTATTGTTTCCTATTCTGTTTAGCAAATCTGCCGCACGTGAAAGGCTTTCGTTCAGAGAAGTAGTCTTTCTTGTAGTCTCTTCCGCACCTTTCCCTGCTCCTTCAAATGGATTACCTTTTATAGCATCTATCTTTTTGGCTAACGAAGTAATCACACTTTCCAATTTACTCGTATCCATTACCACACTGCCAAACCCGTTTTTCAATGCATCTGCTGCTGTATGGGCGTGCTTCTCTATCTTCTCTAGCTTCTCATCGAAACTATCCAACTTCTTTAATACATCAGGGGTTATGTTGAGGAAAGCTCCTGCTTCGTTATTTGCCATATCGTTATCCTTTTTTATTAATTATGGGCATACCCAAATCATTCAAGTTCTTCAAATCGTCAACACTTCCTATTTTGCTGACCTTCTTTTTTTTCTTGTCCTTGTTTCCGTATTCTACATGGGAAAAATCAAACGAGCTTAACCGGACCTGTCCAACCGTCATTCCCCATAAATATTCGTCACGAGAGCACCAAGTGTTGGAGCGCAGAAAATCAATCATCTGCCCCCACTCTGTACGGGATATTATCAGTTTTGTTCCGTTTTCTTCGTCTTCCTCGTCAAGGTCATTTCCCTCACGGTCTGAATCACATTGGTACTCTCGAAAAAAAAATCCGTGCTTATGAGGTTAAGGATTTCACCAAGCAATAATGCCCAGTCCTTTATGTCGTAATCTCTCCACATCAAAAGGTCAAAGACCTTGTGGTAGTCATCTGATAGTTCTTTTTTCTCATAATCAGAGAATATCCTGTCCCTGTCATTGAGAAGCGCAAGCGTTATCACGTGTGCAACTGCCGGTAGATTTACCGAGAACTCTTTGATAACATCTCCCATACTTAACTTCTCTCCCTTCACAATCTGACACGCTTGTTCGGCTATAAGCCATTGAACACCGGGCTTCAATCCTTTAATACGCCACTCCGTACCGTGAAGTTTTACAATACTTGGGCTGTCATTCATTATCCTTGCCAAACGTTCCATTGACTCATCAGATATAGGAGTACAAGCCGTTACAACATTTGTCTTTAGTCCTGTATCTTTTTTCTTTGCTCTATATACTGCCATGATTATAAACATGAAGGGCGGCGGCATATAAGCCTACCGCCCGTAAACACTCTAGTTATCTATTATGAACAAGTTTTATTTGGGTAAAGTATAAGCTGAATCTACATAAAACGGTGTTCTGATAGTTCTATCTCCATCGGCGATATTTGCATCATACGCTGTTCCTGCAAGGTTGATACGACCCACATTAGAGTTCAAAGATTCAAGCATTAGTTTTGAGTTAAGTTGGACTTTTGGAACCACAAATGCAGTCATCGTTTCCCCTTCCTCAAACACTACGTCAATCTTTGCATACAATTTCTTGTATTGAGCAGGAGCAAAGTATTTGGTAGAGACAGTAGTTCCTGCCGTAAATCCCATGAGAGCGACCAATAGGTCTTTTTGTGTATCTGCAACCTCAGCTGTAAATTGGTATTTGCCAAGCTTCACGATGGAAAGAATGGGGCTGTCGGAAGTTTCGCACTCGATGTCGTTTACATCGTTATCGTCTTGAGCGATTGAAGTGGTATCCTCAACTACATCTTCAAGGATATAAGAGTCGCCCTTTGGCACATCGTCTTGTTCAGAGCCAGCGAACAGAGTTGCCACGATGTAAGAAGGCTTGATGAATTTTTTGGCTGTTGCGCCAGTATTGTTTACTGCCATAATTAAAAAATGTTATCCTGTTAATAATCTGTTTACCTTATTGTCACTTCTATATTTATCACGTTGTAGTAGTAGTTCCTATTTTGGTCATAATCTGCATCACGGAAATTTACATCAATCACATAATGGGGGTCTTTGCATGATTCAATAGCCTTGTCAAGCGCAAGTTCCATTTTGTACAGCTCCTTCACGGGTTTCGTGCCGTGACTGTCAACTGATTTTGCGTACAAGAACACGTTGGCAGAACCTTTGGCATAAGCTCCGTAATCTCTCATGGAAAGAACGTCAACAAGCACCATTTCTTTCCAACTGCTGTCAACGGTAGCAGGCATATTCCCGATAAACAGGTTATCGGATATAGCCGCTTTTGTCAGCAGCATGGAAAAGAAGTTCTCCACTTTCGATGTTGTCTTATATTTGCTATCCATAATCAATAACTACCGTGACTTATTATCCCAAAATTTGCGTTCTTAAACTTTGAAGCAAGTCTTTTAACGTCATCCCTTGCCGTTGCTATCACCTCATACTTGTACTTGTCTTCGACTATTTCACCGTATGGCATTGCCACAGCTACTACCAAGTCTATACCGTCATGCGGTTTATACTTGTTTCGCAGAAAATCTGTAATCGCTTCACGACCTTTAATCGTTTCACCATACCATTTCTTACCTTTCGTAGCTTGAATAGCCGGGAAACCGCTTGCAACCAACTTTCGGTTTACATATACTCCCCATCCGTAACTGTCATGCAGGTTGTGAGAACGGTGCGTATATCCTTTGTTCTGCAACTGGCTATCCACAATTTTCTGTCCTTCACCGGAAAGTAATCTGACAAGTTCTGATATGCGGTCTTTCTTCGCCATAGCCTACACCTCGCTCATCTTAATGTCAACGTGGCAACCTCCCAACTGGCTGTATTCAAGTCCCACGACACGACCGTTAATAGGTATAGCATAATCCTCGCATTTGAAGTTGGTGTTGAACCTTATCGGAAGTTGAGCACCTATTTCGCAAGGGAAGAACACCTTGTAATCAGCCATGATAGTACCGGAGTTAATCAGCTTTGCAGCCTGCTGTATGTCACATTCAGTTTCAAGAAGGATGGTCTCTCCCGTAGTGGGGACTTCGGGAGAACTATCCGTCTTTTCATTCCCAAGCATGTCACCGTCACCGAGAAGGTTCCCGTCTTCCGGCTTATTCGTTATCACGGTGTAGAATGTGCCATGAAATGGGTATTCTGCTATTGCTTTTCTTTTGAGACGCATAAACTATACATCTAATGAATTTTCATTGACCCAACTCATACTACCCGAATCCATGCTTTTCAACGCTTCTTCTTCACCATACTTTTTGTACAGTGCTTTCAGACGGTCTTTCAAGTTTTGGATTATGGCAGCCGTTACCGTCTCACTACCTATATCCTGTCTGTAACTGCCATGTTGGAGTGATGATGAAGCCACAGACCACGGACCGTTAATGACAAGCTCGTACAGTGCGATAAGGCAATGGTCTTTAGTGTATTCATCTATTTCGGAACGGTCTGAAATAAACATCAAGCCGTTTTCGTATGCGATATTTTCAAGCGCATCATCTTCAAAGACAAATCTCGTAAGCCCATTGAGGTATGCTATCGGGTCAAATGATTTTTCCATAACTACTACGCAATGTATTGTACATTTAATCGTCTGCCTGACTTGTGTCTACAATTACGTGATTACGGAATGTTTTCAGTGCAGGACAAGCTGACATCATTACATCAGTATGCCATTCCTTATACAGCCCGTTGTTTGTTGTTGTATTCACAATCGTGCAGAGACCATCGTTAGCCTGAGCAAAAATCTTAGTTATTACGCTTGAACCATACTTATCAAACATCTGTTTGTCTAGGTTATTGGTGTATTCAAACTCACAAGCATATCCGGCAGGGCGGAGAACAGCAATTTTATCGTCCCAACCTTGTACGAATGTGTCTCCGGTATTGGTAAGATTACGCTCACGTTCTTCAACAATTTCAATTGGAGATACACCGGGATAATCACGGAAAGCAGCTAAGAACAACTCTCGTGTAGTAGGTGCAGTAGCGGTTGTTGCGATGTAAGCTAAAGGATTTTTCTTGAAACTTTCAATCAATTCCTTAACTTCGGCATTTTGCAGCATTACTTCGTAAAACATCTTGCGTGTAACCTGCCATACCATTGCACCTTCATACCCCCATTTTTCACGATATTTTTTCTCCTTTTCCGCCATTTGACTGAGAATCTTACATTTTTCGTCTGTCCAAACTACTGTGCCAGCTTTAGTAAAGTTCTCTGTTGGTATATCAGCCTTATGCAACGGAGCTTGAACGCCACGTGCGATATTTCGGTAGTCAATATGACCTTTAGACATTAACTGTGCAGTCATGAAGTTCATGGTTGCGTCCGCACTATCAAGCTGTGACTGTAATGTATGTACCCAAGCGGCTACCAAATCGGCATCGTTTCCAAACAACTCAAACTGTTGTTCTTTTGCTTCACGTTCCATAGCTGTTTCAACGAAACCGGGAGCGATAAAATCAGGAATGGATGCGGTGTACCAGTACAGGCCGTCCTTATCCATTTGATTACTGTCACCAAGAGGTGCACGCAAATCCATCAAAGGAGCGGCTTTCAAGTCACGTCCTTTCACAGAAAAAGTAGCAATGCCATTAGGGGCGGTAGGTGTGGGAGCACCAGCTTTTACACCTTGGGTCTTGTACCAACCATAATTAGTGTATAGCAGACCTTCTGTATTGACAAAGGATTGCAAGAAACGTTGATTGGCCTTGTCTGAAAAGAATCTTGCATATCTGCTGTTATTAAAATCAAATTTAGGCATAGTTTCGTCAATTTTAAATGTTAAACCAACCCTTAACCTTGCTCTTGTTCAAAGCTTTTAATGCAGCCGAAAGAGGTTGCATACGGTCTTCGTAGAGGAATACATCTCCTAATGCCAATGCAGGAGTGATAAGATATCTTGCACCATCGAAATCATCTTCGGATGCAGCCGGGTCAAAAACAAAATCAAAGTCGCAGGGAAGGTATGAGTTAGGATTAGTGACCATAGCTTCTTTACCAGAACCTGCTTCTTTCGCTTCAACAAGAACAGATGAAGTTGTTAATGCTCCGAGGGTTGCGCTCAATGTAACTTTCCAAACATCGCCAGCCGTTCCGTCAGTCGTTTTTTCAACGGCTGTGACTGTTACTGCTGTTCCTTTCCCTACCAATGTGGTAGGAGCAACCATGAGAACGTCCCCTACAAACGGAATGAGGGAATACCCGTCTCTTTTCAAGTAAATAACCGTATCAGATGATTCTGTTGTAGCTTTTGCAACCGCATACGATTTTAAGATACGTATTTCGCTTCCATTAGAACCATTACTGGGAATATATTCAGCGAGCGTTCCGGCAAAAGCTCTTGCATTACCTTTGAATGGGTTTTTAACAATTCCACCACTGGTAGGAAATACAAGTGCGTCTTTCCCGCTCATCTGTAGCTTCACGAAGACATAGCGATGACCACCAATGCTTCCGCGAGCCTGAACCAATGCTCTACCGGGAAGATAGCCACTGTTCAATAGGATTTGCTGATAGAAATCTGACATTTTCTTTTTGGTTTAAATGATTATTATTTTTCTTCTCTGTGCGACTGCTTCTTTACGACAGCAACCACATCGGCAAAGTCATCGGTCTTTCCCTTACCGCCTCCCGTGCCGCCTGGAGTGATGTCGGGTGGAGTGTTAGCATTAAACTTATTGTAGCTCTTGACCAGTCTTTCTGTGAGAGCATCAACATCTGTTTCAGAATCAATGTGAATCAATTCGAGTTGGTCGTTAATCCAATCCTCGTTCTTGACTTCTTTCCCTTTTAAGGCTGATTTGAGTTGATTGCGTTTTTCGGAGATAGTTTTGGCTCTTTTCTCTTCCTCACGTTCTGATTTCAAGTCTTGGAGTTCTTTGCGCAACTTATCCAGTTTGCTTTCGTCTCCTTTGTTATCCTTGCCATCATCCTTATCTCCCTTATCATCCTTTGCGGGGTGATTCTTTTCCCACTCCTTTACGAATTTTGAATTGTCGTTCCTGATGTTGTTGTCATCCTCTTGGAAGTCCTCCAGATAATCGGCAACCGCATCATCCAATTCCAACTCGTCATTACCACTCGCTTTCTCCAACCGCTTGTAGATCCTTTCCACCTTGCCGTTGAAACTTCTCTCACTCATCGCCAAGTTTTTCTTGCCGTTGTTGGTGATTCCTGCTTTCAGTGCTTCTGAAAACTGTTCTTTCGTAAACTTCATACACTATATGTTTTATAATGATTATATGCGAAAGTAATGCTTTAATAAAAAGGTATAACTATAAAAAAATCACTGTATTTATCACTATGATAAATAGACATTGGTTTAAGTATATATTACCTTGTTATTAAGAGCTATTTTTGCTTTTGATGAAAGAGCAAGAAGTACATAGGGAAGTCGTAATCAAGCCGCAAGAAGGATTCCAAATGCAGTTTGCATCATCATGTGTGGACGTAGTGTTTGGTGGTGGAAATCTTGGCGGTGGAAAATCTTTTGCTCTTGTTCTCGCTCTCGCAGAACCGTTAATGGCAGATGGGGATTTCCGTGCGGTTATTACACGTAGGTCTTTGCAGTCGCAAAAGACGGGAGGTTCATTCGTAGATACATTCAAGGCTATATTCGGTGACTATTGTTCTGTAAAGACTGCCGATAGCCCTCGCATATCATTCCCAAGTGGTGCGTATTGCGACTTGACCTATATAGATGATACTAATCTTGACAAAATGCGTGAGCAATGGAAAGGTAAACAGATTGATGCTATATGTATTGACGAAATTACCGAAATGTCTTGGGAAGCGTTCAGCTATGTCCAGACCCGTAATCGTGGACGGTCAAAGACATTTACGGGAAAGTTCTTCGCTACACTTAATCCGAAACGAAGCCATTGGACGAGAAAATTCTTGGATTGGTATATTGGCGTTGATGGTTTTATTATGCCAGATAGAAACGGGAAAGTAAGATATTTCTATGTAAACGGCTCTACCGTTGATGATGTGGTTTGGGGTGATTCCAAAGAAGAAGTTTATGCTAAGTGTAAGATAGATATTGATAGGAAACTTGCCCGTATTGGAGGTGATTTTGACTATACGAATATGATTAAGTCATTCGTATTCTATCAAGGTAAGCTATCCGAAAATAGGGCTATGCTTGAAAATAATCCTAATTACATAGGCTCTGTTGCAGCTTCGGGCGGTAAAATGGCACAAGCTATCATTGAGGGCAACTTCAATGTTGACCCTGAAGAAGACGAAAAGATACCTATCCCTTCCACTTCCGCACAAGGCGTGTTCAACAACAACCCTGCCGTAAACGGTGACAAATGGATTACTGGGGATTTGGCGGATTACGGTACGGATAATCTCGTGGCTCTGGCATGGGATGGATTTCACGCATACGACATTCTCATTCTTAGCAAGTCCACTCCGAGAGAAAACGCTATGGCAGTGAAGACATTTGCATTTGAGCATGGAACAGCCGAAAGCCATATCATTTTTGACGCGACTGCCGGAAGGTACTTTAATGATTACATTCCCGATGCAGTACCTTATATCTCGCTAAATAAACCTTTCGGGCTTTACCAACTTACCGCAATGACAGTCAAGGATATGTGCTATATCAGATTATGCAAGATGATAGAGGAAGGCAACTTGACATTTGACGATAAACTTGCCGTTCAGACTTACACCCATCAAAACTTGAAATACAAAGTGACGGTTGAGAACGAGTTTATGGAAGAATGTTCCGTTGTGCGATTTGACGATATGCAGAGTGGGAAGAAGCGGCTTTGGAACAAGAAGAAAATGAATCAGATGTTAGGGAAAGGCAGGTCAATGGACTTGTTAGACCCATGCGCTATGAGAATGCTTCCGTGCGCTAACATTGAATACGGGAATGAGATTCAAGCAGGGTATTACAATCACGAGGAAGAAACCAAACAAGCGAGCCATACACAGACAGAAGGAAGTATTTACGATGAACATTTATGGTATTAGGATGGCACTTATATGCCTCACAGAACATAATAATTATATATGTATATGCAGCGAGTAGAACGACATATTATCATTGGTAACAAGTACTTGGACAGGCTTTGTTTCCTATCCAAGAATTTGTACAACTACGCAAACTATATGATTCGTCAGGAGTTTACGAAGAGTGGTAAGTTGCTTCCTGAATACGGATTGACAGCTTTACTTGCAAAGGAAAAACAAATGGATTATACATCTCTTCCTGCGAAGACCAGTCAACAGGTTGTTGCTCTTCTATTCAAGAATTGGAAGTCGTTTTTTAAACTATGTAAATGCAAGGACAAGCTTAATGGTAAACCGAAACCTCCGAAGTATAAACATAAGACGAAAGGACGAAATATAGTCGTATTCACCTATCAGCAATGCAAGTTGAAGGACGGATACATTCACTTTCCGAAGAAAGTAAACATACAACCGTTAAGAACAAAAGTAACTAATTTGCGTCAGGTTCGCATTATCCCGCAATGTAGTTGCCATATCATAGAAGTAGTATATGAAAAAGAAAGTATTGAAACCACCGGACTTGAACCAAACTCTTATTTAAGTATTGACTTGGGATTGAACAACCTTGCAACTTCCTATGATTCGCTATGTCATAAGAGCTTTATCATAAATGGCAGAATATTGAAATCCATAAACCAATACTTCAACAAGAGGAAAACTAAGTTAATGAGTTTCATTGGAGGGAAAGGTACAAGTAGGCGAATAGGGAAACTAACACTAAAGCGGAATTGTAAAGTGAATGACTATATGCACAAGACTTCCCGATTTATTGTAAACTATTGTATTGATAATCATATTGATACTATTGTAATAGGTAATAACAAAGATTGGAAGCAGCAAATAAATATGGGGAAACGTAACAATCAAAACTTTGTCAGCATCCCATTTGAAAAGCTAATCTCTCAGATACAGTACAAGTCCGAAGAAGTGGGAATTAAGGTCGTAATAACCGAAGAAAGTTATACTTCCAAAATAGACCACTACGCAGGCGAAGAGATGTGTCAACATGAAACATATTTAGGTAAGCGCATACAAAGAGGTCTATTCCGTAGCAGTACAGGTAAAATCCTGAATGCTGATCTAAACGGAGCGATAGGGATTTTAAGAAAAGTAGTTGGCGAAAGCATCTCGCAAGTAGTCAATAGAGGGGGAGTGGAGACCCCAACGAGATTGCTGGTGTAATCTCGCAAATAAGTACCATTAGGATATGATAAGCTATAACGACATAAAGGATATTATCAATTCCCTTAAAACAGAAGGAATTGAAGCAAGATTAAGAGACGTTGCCTATTTGGTGATGTGCGATTCTTTTGTGGATAAGGACCTTGCTGCCAAGGTTGCTTACCAAGAAGATGAAAAGCCTTCAAACAAGGTGTTATCCATGCTTGCCGAGAAACTGAAACCTTTCGGCATCGGTGCTATCACTACCATATCTAAAGATGAGAACCGAGAAGCGTTGCTGAAAGAAATATCGGAGATGAAACAGATTGCTGACGATGCGAAAGCAAGTGGAGATTCAGACACTTTTATCAAAGCAAGTAAGGTCGTGTTGGATGCACGCGTGAAGCTGAACGATAAATTCAATATTGAAGAGGAAGAGGGGCAGAAGCGAATAATCGTTGTTCCGCAGAAGCACGACATTATCTGCAAATGGACTTCGAGAGAGTGTTCTGCAATGCCGAGCAAGGAAGCCTGCATGAAGTATTACAACCTAATTGATGCGGAAAAATGACACGGGAAGAGAAAAAAACATATCTATTGCGGAATGTAAATGCCTTGTTGCAGAAGAAACCGTTTTTCAGAGGAAGTGACACTTGCTCTACAAACGACTATTCCGACGGTCAGTCCGCAGCTATTACCGATACACGCACGGCAAGGCTTCCGAATGTAAAAAAGAATATCGTTTCGCAGGAAAAGTTTCTGAAAGAACTTGACCCGATGAGCCATGAGGTATTATTTGATCAAAACTTGCCGAGCATTTGCGTGAAGTTAGAAGATGGGGGATATCAGGAAATCAAGTTCCAGCGCACGGCATTAGCTTTCCAAGAACAGATACTGGCGAGCCACGTAATCTACCTTTGCGGGAATCCCTGTACATTGTCTTTAAGAGGTGGCACTCCTTCCGAGAAAGATAAAGCCAACTATTCCACAATCAAGGAGTATTGGGTAGACAGGAATATGGATGGATGGCGTACAAAGGCAGTCCGTTCGCAACTTGCAACAGGCGATGCAGGACTTCTGTTTTATTATGACTATAAAGGACGTATCAAGTGCCGCCTGATAAGTTATGAAGATGGTTACGTAATCATATCACACAATGACAACAACGGTGACAGGCTTCTTGAAAGTGTCTACTATGCCGATGCGGACGGTGTGGAATACATTGACAGTTACGATGATACCTACATGTACCGTATGCACACACCGATAGACGGTGAAGAAGCAGGCGAGGACGGTTTTGTAAGAGAACTTCCTATATTGCACGGTTTCAGCGAGATACCATTGTGTACCAAACGCGGTAATGTGGCGTGGAACAACGGCCAGAGCCTTATCGAGATTTACGAAATTATCTACAACATCTTCTTTGTCATTCAGAAACGGAACGGTTGGGGCATTCTGTATATCAAAGGCAATTTGTCAGAAACGACAAAGAAACTTGCAGGGAGTATCATTTTGCAAGACAAGTCAATGGACGGTAACGGAAGTGCAGAGTTCAAAGCACCGCCCAGCCCGCAAGGTATGCTTGACAGTCTGCAAGATTTGTTTGAGAAGATACAGATAAACACCTCATGCACATTTCTTTTGCCTAAAGATGTCAAGTCAAGTGGTGACATAAGCGGACTGGCTATTACGCTGACCCGTGATTTAGATTTGAAGAATGCCCAGCAAGGGGTTATCGAGTGGCAGAATTTTGCAGACAAGATGATGCGCCTGTTCAAGGAGGGATTAGCCAAAGAATTGGTAAAAAAAGGCGAGAACGTAAATGCCATTACAGAATTTGACAAACTTCGTGTCAGCTGTAAGTTCAAAATATGGCAACCGTTCAGTGCAACTGAGTATAACAACATGCTTATCTCAATGAAACAGGCTGGTATTCTCTCCACGAAAACGGCTATCGAAAAGAACACGGAGAGCACACCCGATGAGGAGCAACGAGTGACTAAGGAAGTTAAGGAAGCAGAAGAAAAGGTGATTGCCCAACAGCAAGCCAACAAAACGAACAAGCAGGAAGGAGGTAATAATGAATAAACAAGTGATAAGCATAGATGCCAACTTCATTAAAGAGATTGCCAAAATGCAAGAGCGAATTGATGAAACAGATAACGCAATTTTCAATCTATTCATGAAGATACAAGACGTTAATCGACTTGATATTATGTATGATGGTGAGAATAGAGATCTGTACCATCACATTTATATGTTCATCGAATATGTCCTGCATAAGTTTCCAAATATATACGAAGAATTCAGAGAAAACAAACAACACAAGTAATGGAGAAACAGAGCCTATACATATACAAGCTGGATACACATGGGGAAAAAGTCAAATTTCCCAACGAAACCATGTCTGCAAAGCTGGGTGAATACACTTACACGGCACAGCGCATGGCCGGCACTCCTACGCTTACCGCCACGCTCAACTATCCGTCTTGCTTGGATGAAGAGTGGACTGGAGAGGAATTTGTGGAGTTCAGAGGTGAGAGATACTATGTCGACCAAACCCCTACATCTTCAAAGGACAACAAGAGCATTATGTATAAGCATGAACTCCAGTTCGTTTCAGAACGTATCGTATTGGAGAACGTGTATTTCATGGATGTGGTGACAACTGGAACAGATACTTATCATTCCAACTCTACTTCTGTGAAGTTCATGGGAGACATAAACGAGTTTGTAGGTCGCCTTAACGCTTCAATGGCAAAATCGGGTATCGGATATTCGGTAGTCATAGATGATGATATTACTTCCGATTCCAAACTTGTTTCACTTGACAATGTGTATCTTGCAGAAGCGTTACAATCCATATATACCATATACGAACTTCCTTATTACTTTGTAGGTAAGGTTTGTCACATAGGATATACAGAGAATGTAATTTCTACTCCCTTCGAGTATAAGAAAGGGCTTGTATCAATAAAAAAGACAAACGCCAATTATAAAATTGTCAATCGCGTTACTGGTGTTGGTAGCTCTGATAATATCCCTTTCTACTATCCGAATGATGATGAAAAAGGTACTATAGAACGTACACAAAACCTTATGCCTTCCATTTACAGACAAACAAATGGAGCAGAAAGATTCTACAATGCGCTTAACGACACGTATAAGATACCTGGCACAAATGATTACTACTCTTTCAAAAATACATTTTCTTCTAAGAAGATAAAAGAGATAAAGGTAGATTTCAGCGATATAAAGCCTACCATAGAAAATGTGACAAACGCTTCGGGACAGTTATTTGGTGAGATTGCGGATATTGCTTTTGATGCTAATGATAGTGACGAACTCGGAACCGGAGAAGGGAATAATATATTCAATGATACAGATGAGTATGTACATTCTTATTTCTACATAAAATTACATATATATAATGGAGATTACGGCTTTAACCTGTTCGAACAGGGTTTGGAGGGTGGTACGGCTGTAATCAATATGACTACGGGTAATTGCGCTGCTTGCGAGTTTGAAATAGGAGTTACCTATAAGGACAATGAACCGGGAAGGGCATTCAACCCTGTATTGGTGGATTCTTCCGGGAACTTACCGGCAGGAGATTTTGAGCAGAAGGTTACTTCACAACCATCCCAATATGTAGAAAGCCAACAAAACACTTCTACAAATGAAGTTTGGATTGCAGTAAAAAAGGACAATACCACTTTCGGAATTGTTATGCCTAATGCCACCAATAACTATAAGCCTTCTGTCGGGGATAAATTTGTGATTACAGGCATTAAGATGCCCAAGTCCCTTGTACTCGCTGCTGAGAAGAGATTGGATGAAGCATTGATAAAGTATATGTCAGAGAATAATGACGAAAAATTCACATTCTCTGTCAATTTTTCCAGAGTATTTCTTGCAGACAATATTCAATTAGCAGAATTACTAAATGAGAATGTTCGCATGTATATAAAATACAACGAACATGAGTATCTTATGTATGTAAATTCATTTACTTGTAAAGCGGACAAAAATTGCTTATATGACATATCTGTTGAATTAACAGACAAATTATCTGCAAATGTTTCTGCATTACGAAGTACTATTACAGAAATTGCAGGCGATATCATAGGTAATACATTGGGAGGAAATAGTATTTCTACTACTGATATCTTAGCAAAAGTCTCTCGACATTTTCTCAGTAAAACACAAGATGACCGTACCCCGCACAAGTTATCCTCTGACACCGCCTTTGAGGTAGGTCAGTTTGTCAGTGGCATACTCGGCAGTGGTGCACGGATTGACAAGGACGGTTACGGAGAGATGAACGGTCTGACCCTCCGTGAATTCCTTGAAGTTCCCGAGCTTCGTTTTAACCGTATTGATGTTGTCAGCGGAGAGTTGTGGAACTCCATCGCTTTCGGGCTGATAAAGTCCGTTGACACGGAAAAGAGGATTGTCGAGCTGAAACTGGAGGATGGGGAACGTTCCGGCCTGCATGTGAATGATATCTGTAGAGGGATATTCAGCAATTTCGGTAATGGTACTCAGAGCAGCGGAACGGATGAGTGTGGCTTCCAACAACTGTACGGTTTCTCAACCGCATACTTTACGCCTACGGAGATTATAGAAAATAAAGCCGGTGTATTCCGATTTAGATATGCATTGAAGTCCGGAACGACAATGCATCCGTGTGCGTCCATGAAATTTGCCGTTTACGGAAACTTCATAGACAGCTCCAGACAGGCATCGGCATACAGCACACGGACTTACAAGCGATATTTGAACAAGGTAAATACGTGGGTCATAGACCCCGACAAGAATATATATGCCCAATACGGAGACTTGGAAGGTTTGGTTATCGGCGGAATGACGATGCACGGATACGGCTCGTTTCAAAGCAACTCTTACTTTACAGGTGTCCAGATACAGTTTACGCCAGAACAGAAGGATGAACTCAAAGGTGAGGACGCATACGGTGTTAACCTGTCCAATTATGAGGACGTGGTGACTGTTGACGATGAGGGAAACATAATCGGCGGATTAACGGATTTGATGAATGTAGTTTCTGCAGGAAGTAATGTTGTAGCTGCCGGACAGAATGTCGTGACAGAGGAATACAGGCTGAGGACTCATGTACAGGCGTTTAAAGGGTCAAAGGAGTTGTTTTATTCGCCTGTGTTTGCTGACGGAGGATATGTGTTGTCTCTTCGGGCGGTCGGATGTACGGCTATGGTAGTCAGCGGTGTTGTGGTGGTTACATCCATCACCGACATGAATAATTGTTATGTCGATATATCGGTTAACTGTGAGGGGAACGCGCTATTCCATAAAACATATACAGTGAAGGTTGTCAGGAATGGTAGAAGTCCGATTACCGCCGATATAGACAATGAGATGGCCTCTGTCGCATGCGACCAGAACGGTAAGGTCCTGTTAGGCTTGCCGGTAGAGACAAAAGTCAGTGTATGGTACGGCACCGAACCGTTGAAGATAGATAAGATAGACTTATCGGCACCGGCCGGTGTAACCGCTTCGGGTGATGCATCGACAGGCACGGTAAGGGTTACAGGAATAACGGATGCGGCTGAGGATACGCTTCCGATAGGCATTGTTGTACACGCCACTTATGCAGGCGACCAATACAAAAAGAGTCTGTTGTTTACGGTTAACAAGGTGAAGGCTGGAGAGAATGCCGTCATCTACCAGCTACAGCCAAGTGTTAATTCCGTCAAAATGGATGAGGAAGGCAATTACACTGACGCGTCGGTATATTGTAAGGTAACGGTAACCGATGGGAAGACAGTCAGCGAGTTGGATGGGCTGCCGTCCGGATTCTCTATGAAGTACAGTTCTGACGGTGGTCCGGAGTCGGATTACAATTACGGTTCTTCCATTAGTTTCGCCGGCAAAAACAAGTCAGTGAAGTTTTTCCTTTATAAGGGCGGTACGCTCGTGGACCGAGAGACCATTCCGGTAGTCATTGACGGAAGAAGTGTCGTAGTGGCAGACCTTGATAATGAGATGGATGGTGTGTCTTGTGACCAGAACGGTAAGGTTGTGGCGGGGCTTCCTGTACAGACAGTCGTACGGATGTATGCAGGCACGGAACGGCTTGCGTTAACTTCCATATCATTAACCACACCTACAGGCGTAACAGCATCTTATGTCTTAAGCTCAGGCTTAGTTAATGTGACAGCCATTGCGGATTCGGCAGCGGATGTGTTGCCTATAGCCATCACAGTAAAAGCCACGTGGGGAGGTACTGTCTATACAAGAAGCCTTACGTTTACTGTGAACAAGGTAAAACAAGGTGATAGTGCTGTTATATACAATCTGCTTCCAAGTGCGACCGTTGTAAAAAAGAGTAATACAGGTGTATATACGCCGGTGTCGGTCAACTGTATTCTCAGGAAGACAGACGGAAAGGCTAACAGTACCAATGTGTCTTCGTTGCCCGGAGGATATACGATGAAGTATTCAGTTGACGGCGGTAGTGAGGCTTCTTACACAATAGGCAGCAATATATCTGTATCGTCCGCTTCCGTAAGCCTGTCGTTTTCTCTTTATTACAACGGTACGCTCGTAGACCGAGAGACCATTCCGGTAGTTGTTGACGGAATTAATGGGAAACCGGGTGAGGACGGAAAGCCCGGTGAAGATGGGAAACCGGGTGAGGACGGAAAGCCCGGTGATAACGCCTACTACTACAGCATATCTCCTGCTCAAATGGCTATCGGGCAGAAGATAACAGGCTCGCTTGACCCATCCTCATTTGTGTGTACATGTTATAAAAACGGAAGTAATTCGCAGGTGACAGAAACCGCACAATGGTATATATACCGGAGTAATGACAACAAGACATGGGTCCAATATGCAAGCAGTTCCTCTTATTCGGCCACATATACGGTGTCTGTGTCATCTTCGTATAAGTTTTATAAGATTGTGGCGAAGCCGTTCAGCAACATTGAGTGTGTGGCTTATGCGCAGATAGTATCGGACGGCGAAGATGGGGACCGCGGACCACAGGGTCCGCAAGGCCCTGCCGGCGACCGCGGACCTTCGGGTTCCATGCCGCGCTACCGCGGCACATACAAATCGTCCGAGACTTATGTTTACAACAGCGAATACCGCGATATCGTGATATATAACGGCAATGCCTATATTGTCAAGCCGTACGGATATTCCGGTTCTGCCACCCCCACCAACACCTCTTATTGGGAACAGTCCAACAAGTTCAGCTTCGTGGCGATGGATACCGCATTGATTGACGGCGCCAACATTGCCGGGTTTATGTTTAAGAACCAGAAGATGCAGTCACAGAGCGGCACGCTGACGCTGGACGGAATCAATGGGTCGATTGACGCGCGCAAGGGTACTATCGGTGGGTTTACCTTGTCCAATAATTCTCTGTCGACAACCGGAAGCAATGCCTCCATTAAATTCGAGATTGACGGATATAACTTTCTCCGACTGAACGATACCTCAAGCAGTGCATTCCTGACCGCCCGCGCTGACGGAAAGACGGCAGCCAGTTTCAGCACTTATGGTACAAACAATTCGTCTGTAGCCCTGAACCTGATATGCAATGCTGCCGGATACGGATACGCGCTGAAATCAAACGGCAACGTGGAAATGACTGCCAGAAGCGGGGAGACGGTAAGGGTAAACGGTCTCAGCCTGGCTTTCAGAAGAATCGGGGCAGGTGACAGTACAACCATTACCTCTGCCGACAATATAGTGCACCTGGCTGTCACATCCGATATTACATTGACGTTAAACAGCAACTGCCCATACGGACATGTCGTCTTCATTATAAAATCCGGAACTTCAAAACTGACCCTGTACAGTTCTGCCGGATTCTATGACCAGGATAACAACAATAAAGGTACCAGATGGACCCTGGCATCCCAGGAAAAGAGCCGGATATTTGTGAGGGGAAATCCGGGATGGCGCGAATTTTATTGTGGAGCTTAAAATAATATGGGTTATGAAAATAAACTTTAGAAAATTTCCAATGTATGCGAGTATTCGCAAGGATATGGTGGTAGAGCAAGATATCGCGGAACAGTACGCTGATTCGATTTATAGGAATGTGCCCGGATTGGCAGCGCATGTACTGGCCGAAAAGATATTTGGTTCCACCGGAGAGACAGTGTTAAACGATTCGGAGATAGACACCATTCTAAACAGTATTGACTTGTTTCCGGGGATATTCGCTGATTCGATGAAGGATTACATCAATAAACATAAATAAATTGGCTATGGCAGAAATGAACAACATAGAGATTAAGGATTTTACCACGGTAACAGGGGTTGGAGCAGGTGATTATATCGTATTGTCCCTGTCTAATGGAACAGGTGGGAAGATGTCGGTATCTCTTTTCAGGGAAAATGTCGCTTCGGGGATAACTCCGTCAATTAAGGATGGTATATGGTATATAGGAGCAACCGATACTGGTGTAGGTGCAGAGGGCAAAACCCCTGAATTCCGTAAGGGGGAGCTTGGCATTGAATATAAGTACACCACTGAGCCTGACACACAATGGAGGTTGCTTATAAACTATGCAGACATAGCGGGTAGTCTATCCAGTGAGGAGATAACAGATATTACATCAATATTATAATTAAGAAGTTATGGCAAAAATACACAAGATTATAAAGGATAAGCAAACCATTTATCCGGCTACCACCACCGATGCGGTAGTCAACCCGAATACAAGAAAAAGTCTGACGGAAGAGTTAACCGAATTGAATAAGCGAATTCTTGACGAAACAAAACGTGCACAAGCAGCCGAGGAAGCCAATGCAACCGCTATCGAAGCACTGGCAAATGAGTTGGAAGCCTTGGGTGCATGTGGATTTGCAAGAGTAAACGGAAGTGCAGACCCGGATGCACAGGTTACATTTGGGAACACATCGAAACTTCGCTCGTTGGCGTCACATCTGCATCTTGGAGTGTTTAAGAATGGCAAGTTGTTAAAACAATGTGCACCGGGAAGACTTACTCAATCTGTCGATGGCAGGGATATTGCCATAGACGGGACCGATGGAGACGTGATGAACTTCACCGATTGCGATTTGTATTACTTACGCACCACCATGCAATATACGCCACAGGGAGGTACGGAAGGGGAATATAACATTGTGGCATTGTCTCTTCTGCCTTTCGGCATCGGAGGGAAGCAGGCAAAGCGAATCAGACCGTTTGCCATCGTCCCCGGTGAATGTGTTACCGCCAAGCTGGAAGGTGATGCAAGAAATTGCGCCCATTATGTCTATAATAAGAACGCAATCGGGACATACTCCGCACCTTTGAACATATTCAAAAAAAGCTATAAGACAAGTGGTGGCGGATACCCGACACAAAATGTGTCCGCGGTACAATCAATCAAGAATGCACAGGCAAAGAATGCAGACGAAGCGACCAATCGTCCATATATGGGCATGTATTATGAGTTCTATGAAATCATTATTTGTCTGATGAGTTTTGAGATAGGCACATGGGCACATACTAGGTTAAACCTGTTTGGCGCAGGTTGTACAACGTTAGACAGCGTTAATGCGACTACATTTGCAGACAGTGCACTTACCGCTAATAGCGGATGGAAGGTGATAATCGGGGATACAGTAAAATACAGCACTCTGCATGGTGTTAATATGGTTATTCCGCCATCTTCGGCAAATAAGACTAATCTGATTGGTGGTATTTCAGGTAACACATGGTGCGGATTTTTAGAAATAATGGAAGCTCAAAGACTATTGGACGGCATATCCAAGGCAGGACTTGTGCCGAAGATAGGGAATATTGGGAATGTGTTCACTTTTGACGCAGCCGGAAATGTGTCGTGTACAACCGATGGTTCTGTCAACCTGTCTACGGGCGCAGGCATGGAAGCCTGCAAGCATTACTACGTGGTAAGAAATGTCCCCGGATGTGAGGGAATGGCAGACGGAGTAATGACAGCCGTCGTAAACTCTTACACCAAGATGGAATTTATTGACGGTGTCAAATGGAGTGACAATACGGTGCTGGATGGCGGCATTGGAATCCTGAAACGCTCTGTCCCCATATACAGAGGATGGAATCTACCGATTGTCGGGCTATCCCGACAGATGGACGGTGCATATTACATTGTCCGAAAGGATTCGGAAGGCAATAATCTGCCTGTGCAATTCCGCTGTGCATCAGATGTGAGCAGAGTACCCGCACGTACAACCTACTCATACCGTGTCCATGACAATGAAGAAAGTGACATGGAAAAAGGTTTGGATTTAAAGAAGGAATATCCGGGGGTTAATTTTCCTGTTGCCAGTGAATCATGGGTGAAAAAATCGGATTATGATTTTTCTCTTTTTTGTGCGGAGACTACCGGTGGAGGGAGCCGTAATTACGAGAATGCTTACTTATGGTTATATATTAATAACGATGTCAATGCGAATGAGCGGTGTCTCCATGGCTCTGTTGTGGGTTGCCTTGAGAGTTTCATCTATGCTTCGGTTCGTACCTCGTTTTGCAACTATAATGCTGCCAATAAATTTGCCCATTACGCTGGAGCTTTTTCTATCCCTTTTATCGAATTATAACAGAATGATTATGGAAACAGAAAGAAATGAATTTGATGTGCGTATGCCTTTAATAACCTATTCAGGCAAGAAAGCATTGGTATGCGTCAACGAGGAAGTAGTTACTTATCCTGCGATGGAAGGTACTGTAGAAAGGACAGCATATATATATGATACATTATGGGTGTACTGTGATACGAATGATGAAGAGTCGGTAAGAAAATCATTGGTCCGGGAACTGGAGAAAAGCATCAAAGAATATGATGTGTCTGACCATGTGAACGAATTTACCCTTGCCGGCAAGAAGATGTGGCTTTCCAAGGAAATGCGTGTAGGTCTGATGAACAGCATCAACATTGAGAAGAGTACCCAAAAGACTGATACCGTTCTTTGGTTTGAGGGGATTAATTACACCATCCCAATAGATGTGGCACTATATATGCTTGCCCAATTGGAGTTGTATGCATTATCATGCTATAATGTCACACAGCAGCATCTATCCGAGGTATCCGGATTAAGTACGCTTGAAGAGCTGATTAATTATGACTATACCCGTGGCTATCCGAGCAAGCTTGTGTTTAATCTTGATTAGGCTAAGATAGGGAAACTCCCTGCATACCTTCTCAGGCGGGCAGGGAATCAAGATTAGCTTTCGCGTTCCGGTTAACAAGGTTTTGCAAATATAACATTAAAAATTAATCCGACAAATGATTAGTGCAATAGTTAGAGATGGCATCGATAAGAGCGTAGCCGGAGGATTGGCAGGAATAGCTACCGCATTCGTTCAGGAGAGTATAGAACACATGATTCCGTGGCTGATAGTGTCTGCTGCCGTGATTATATGTGATTTAGCCTGCGGGCTGAGAAAGAGTATCATAATGGGCGAACAGGTCCGGTTCAGCCGGGCGGTAAGGCGAACCATGGGCAAGATGGTTACATACTTTAGCTTTGTTTTCATGGTGGTTATGATAAACAAGGCATCGGGTAGCCGTTACGACATTGATGTGTATTCCTGCCTGATGGTATGTTTTTTGGAAATGTGCTCGATTATCAGCAACATACTTAAGCCGAAGGGAATCGAGCTGAATATTGTCGAAGCGTTCAGGCTGATTTTCGGCAAGACATTAAAAGTTGACAAAGAAGATATTAAAGAAGTAATTAAGGAGGAAAAGAAATGAAGTTTTTTACAATTGCGGAGCTGTGCAAGTCCAAGACTGCCGACCGCTTGGGTATCAACAACAGATGCAGACAGGAGCATGTAACGGCTCTTACTGCCTTGGTGGATAACGTACTGGACCCATTACGCACATGGTGGGGAAAGCCTATAACAGTAAACAGCGGTTATCGCTGCCCGGAGCTGAATGAAGCCGTCAAGGGAAGCAAGTCTTCGCAGCACATGAAGGGTGAAGCAGCCGATATTGACACAGGAGACAGACAACAGAATAAGCTGTTGTTTGAGTATATCCGCAAGAACCTGCCTTATGACCAGTTGATTGATGAGAGCAACTTCGCATGGGTACATGTAAGCTTTAGGGCAGATGGTAAGAATCGGAAACAGGTATTAAGTTTATAAAATCTACAATTATGGCATTAAAGGATATAACCGGCAATTTTGCAGCATCCGGCTCCAATCAGGAGTATAAGTTTCAGCCTGCTGCGTCTACATTTGGTTTGCAATTGGTATTCGATACACATCCGTCCAAGGTGGTATTGTATCAGAGTTTGGACGGTGAGAGTTGGGTGGCGTTTGAAGTCGATTACGGGGTTGGAACAGTTTGGCAGAAGAACATCGAAGTATTATTGGTGAGCAGCATATCAAGATTCAGTGCAATGTTAAGCCTGTCAAGGCATTAATTTTGGAGTGATATGAAGGTTAACACAATATCTTTAAATTCGGTGCGGTTGAATACAATCGCACTGAATCACATTGGCGAAATCCGTTCGGGTGGCGGTGGTTCCAAGCCTTCCCCTATCCCTCAATGGATAAGGGAGCATATTGTTTTCTACTATGATGTAAAGAAGCAAGGTGCGACCAACGAAACATTGAAGGAATCTGCTTACTTGCAGGACTTGTCGGGTAAAGGAAGAAGGATGAAGTTAAATAACTTCTTGTTTGCCGAAATGAGTGGTGTTGGAGGATACAACGACAACTTTAGTAATTGGATAACCGATTCAAACAATGGAGCCGTAAAAATAGAATCGGACTCATCAATTGTAATACAATCCGTAAAAATAGAATATAGAGGAATATTATATCAAGATAGTAGTAAAAATGCAACTTTAAAATGTAATATTACAGGGATAACGGAAGAGCTTAAAGGTAAGTTAATCTTTAGATACACAGATGCAGAAGGTAGCAAAAATATTACATTGGAAAATGGATACTTTGAGTTCAATTCGAGTGAATACGAAGGATTATCCGGGTGGTATGGGTTTACTTCCAAGCAGCCTATAGACAACTGTAACATCACCATTACTCAGATACCCGAATATCCCGGTGCATTAGTGACAGATGGTGTAGATGATTACGGATTGGTAGAGAATCTGAGTAGTGGAGTGAAGATGCTGTTTATGACGGTTAATCCGATAGGGGACTTCAACACATTTAAGAATTACTACTCTCAGATGCGTAATGCTGCAAATCAGCCTTTTTGTGTATATTCTACTTCTGCCGGCATTGCGTATAATTACTCTAATCCAAATGGTATAACTTATATAGACGGTGTATTAAACGAATCTATTGGTTGTACTAAGCTTTGGGGTTTAAAACATACTATTACAATTGTGAATGACACAGTTAATCCTACCAATAGCGGACAGCCTGCTTTTTTCTCTAGAGAAGAGTGGCGAAAGGGCTATTATTCCAAAATCGCCTTCTACAACTCCATAGCCTTTGACTCCATACCAACAGAGGCAGACGGATTCACAGAGCAAGAATTAATTAATTACGTATTAACTAATATAATTGGACAATGAGATATACAATCGTTATAATAGAATGGCTGACCCAACATGGATTGTTGGCTCTGCCGACAATGCGAAGCAACGCAGACGGTACGAAAGTAGTGCTGCATGAGGAATTCGTTAACCTCTTCCCAAGGGACTCATTCCCCACCTACAGAATGGATGACCCCGAATTTGTACAAATCATGGAATCGGAAGAATGGAATCACGAACCGCAACCTTATAGTGCTGATTACATATTGGCTGCATCCGCACAAAACATGGTGGAATCCGCCAAAAAACAGATACAGACATTGAGCCTGACAGACAGCGAATCCTTGAAGGTTAAATCGCTGTACCCCGATTGGGCGGAATATATAGACGAATCCTTATCCAAGGGAATGAAGGTTAATTACAAGGAACACCTGTATAAGGTCCGGCAAGATATCCCTATGGTTTTGGAAAGCCAATATCCCGGCATGGCTACGGCAGCACTCTACGAAGTGGTTGTAGAGACCGCATCAGGCACCAAGGATGACCCTATACCCTATACACCTCCTATGGAGATATTCAAGGACAAGTACTATACTCAGAATGACGTATTGTATATCTGCACAAGGGACAGTGGTCAGGCATTGACCCATGACTTAAGCAGCTTGGTAGGGTTGTATGTTAATGTTGCAAGCTTATGAGAACCATAATTTATTGTGTCATATTGCTGACGTTGGCAATATGTTCATCATGCCGTAGTGTAAAGTATGTGCCTGTTGAAACTGTACGTGTAGACAGTTTGTATCTCACCATCCACGAGAGAGATTCAATCCACATTAAGGATTCTATCTACATTCGTGAGAAGGGTGACACGGTATTCGTTGAGCGATGGCGCACGCAGTACAGGGATAGAGGAAGAACAGATACCTTATATGTTGACCGTGTGCGTGAAGTTCAAGTTCCTTACCCGGTAGAAAAAGAGCTAACATGGTGGCAGGAAGTCAAGATTAATTTTGGTGATTTTTCTTTAGGTATTATCTTTGTATTGCTGTTTATTATTATTTGGATGATAAAGAAGAAAGGAGGTTCAAAATGAAATAGAACACTATACCGAGGATTATCCTCACAACGCTACGAGTAGAAGCGTAGCAATTACTCAAAAATAACAAAAGCAGTTCTTTCGGGGGCTAAGAATTAAAAAAAAGCCCCCAACATACATCATATTAATATTGCCACATAAAAACATGATAAAGCATAAGATACCTGATGTTGGGGGCTAATATCTTCAACATAAATATCTTATGCTTTGTTCATCAAAATCTCATGTTTTATGTGGCGAGGCAAAGATAAGCATAAAAATTAGAAAAAACTATGTGCAAATCAGAAATCTTTGCCAAGATAATTAATATTGTTTCAAAAGAAACCGAAGTGCCTGTAGACCAAATATTATCCTCTGATAAAAACATGGAAACAGTGGATGCCCGGTATCTTCTTGTGTCTCTCCTGTCTGAAAGCGGCATGTACCCTTCACAAATAGCCGTTCATATCCACAAAACCAAACGTGCTGTTAACTACATGATATCAAATTTCTATGAGAGGATGGAAAGTGGGAAAATGTTGAGAATATATTGGGATAATATAAAGAAATCATTGGGAAACAACTGATTTTACATAAGTTACAACATATGTACTTTTGCATACGGTCAATTTTGACCGGGATACAAAATACAAATACTTATGGAAAGAACTTATGTTTTTAATTCAGACGGAGGCAATGGAGGTTCAGGCGGTAGCAAGCTTGACATTACCGCCATGCTTCCCGGAATGTTTGGGAACAAGGGGATAGACCCTAACCTGCTTGCCTTGATGAATAACGGCAACGGCTTTGGAGGACAGGACGGATGGTGGAGCATTATCTGGCTTGTTGTGATAGCAAGTATCTTTGGATGGAACGGCAATGGTGGCGGTTTGTTCGGTGGACGTGGAGGAAACGGAGCTAACGGACTTCCGGCAGAATTGGCAGGAAACGCAGGACGCGAATTGTTGATGCAAGCTATTCAGGGTAACGGTAATGCTATCTCTCAATTGGCTTCTTCATTCAACTGCTCTACCCAACAGGTTCAGACAGCATTGTGCAATGTTCAGAATAGCATTACACAAGTAGGTAATCAGGTGGGATTGTCAACCAACCAGATTATTAATGCTATGCAGTCAGGCAACCAGTCTATCCTTACTCAACTTGCCGATTGTTGCTGCAAAACGCAAACAGCTATTGAAAGACAAGGCTATGAAGGACGTTTGCAGAATTGCGAATCAATGAATGCCCTTACCAATACAATGAACAACAATGCGTTGTCATTGCGTGACGGGGCTACTGCAAATACGAATGCTATCCTTGCCAAACTTGATGCAATTCAAAATCAGGCATTGCAGGACAAGATTGCATCTCTTACTGCGGAAAAGGCTACTTTAACAGCCGAAATATCCCAGCGTAATCAGAACGCCACTATCCTGAGTGCAGTAGGACAACAGATTGCTCCTTTGGCAGCCGGATTGCAGGCATTACAAGGAGACGTAGATAAAATCAAATGCAAGCTCCCCAATACTGTGAGTGTTCAATACCCCAATTTAACCGCTATTAATACAGATTGTTTCCGCGCAGCCGCCTACGGTGCATATATGGGTGACGCTGTATACGGACGTAGTGGATGTGGTTGCAACAACTACTGGGGTTAATCCGGTAAGAAAGGAGGTAGATATGTGGCCTAACTTTTTTACAGGATTCCCATCCCTATTCCCATCAATCGGAAGAACAAATTTCAACACTCTTCCTACGGTGGCTGTGACCGTCGGCACGGAGAATGTTACTTTGGAACTTCCTAACCACGCATTCCGTAACAGGGATTATGTTGGAGGGTTCTATATCAGTCTCCGTCAGGCTATACCTGCCGGCACGACTGCAACTCTTCCGATACTGATAGGGACTAATGGGGACACAAGACCGTTGATGGCTTATAACAATGAGCCTGTGACTGTTGAAAACTTAGCCGGAACAGGCATCTATGAAATTCACTATAACAAGTACACCAACGAATTGTATCTTGTTAATGGTGGATACAGACCGACAACGGCCCCGGCTCCTACAGCAGAAACAGCTTCTTTAAGGAGCAAGTAATAATTAACATGGAGTTTTGTGGTGATTTCCAAAATGGGAATAGCCACACTCCTTTAAAATCAAACAATCATGTTTCAGAACTTACGAGTAAACAGTACATTATATCTTCTTCATAGAGGTGCAAATCCAAGTTTGGAATGTGGGCAGGTCGTTAATGTAAGCCCCATAAAAACCATATATAAGACTGTTCCCAACATGCCTTATCCACAGCCGGTACAGGTTATTGATTTTGTCGTGAATATAAACGGACAGAATGTCAATTTGCAAGAGATACCGGCTAATGCCAATATTGCCGATGATATTAAGACAGGGATGCTGATTACAGGGTCAAGAGACGAAATGAATACTGAGGTCCTTACCATGAAGCAGAAAAGTGAGGATGTCCTAAAAAGTGTGGAATATCATCAGAACTTTCTTAGGGTATGTGACCAAATGCTTGCCATGCTGAACCCTGAATTTGCAGCCAAGCAACAGCAGGAGCAGGAAATATCCGCATTGAAAGGGCAAATGTCCAATATGGATAAGAACATGCAGGAAATGAGCAAAAATATGGCTGACCTCATTGCACAGAATCAGAAGTTAATGGAACAGCTCGGAGTGGTTGAAGCATCTAAAAACAAGAAATGATTATGGGAATGTGGGAAATATTAGAAGAAGGGCGTGACGATTACGGACGCGGCTTCGGTATGAGAGGTGACGAAGTGGAGGAAGCCTACAAGGAAGGCTGCCGCAAAGGTTACGAAAAAGCCATGAGAGAGATGCGCGGAGAGATGGGTTTCCGTGATGGTGGGAGAAGTTATTCAGGTGGTGGAAGCTCATCCGGCATGGATGAACGCAGATACCCCGGATACTTTCCTGAATATCCGCGTATGGATGAAATGGGCGAACGCAGACGCAGACGCTCTAACGGTGAATTCTATTAATAACAGGAGGGGTGGAATGCCCCTCTTTTTAAATTAAAGTTAAGTTATGGAACAGAGATTGGATATATATAGCAAATTCCCATCAGGAATGAAACTTTACTTGGAATCGTATGGATTCCATTTCAGCAAGAAACTTTATGAATGGGCCGTTTCAAAAATGAAGGTGAAAGACGAAGCCACGGGCAAAGAGAAAAAGCTGGAGCCGTGGAGCAAAGATGAAGTGGACGATATGCTGAAAGCGAACGGAATTACCATCGAGCACGACAAGGGTTATGACGTTGCTTATGTCGCAAACATGCTGAAAGCGGATTTCTATAAAAAATCATTGGTTGACGAGGCACACTTGTGCAAGCATATAAAATGCTACCTTGATGATATTGATGGGGACCCTTGCAGGGCGTTTGATGAATTCTTTGCCACCTGCATCGGTAAAGGAGTTCCTGTAATTTGGTCTGATGTTATATGATTGTTCAGGAGTTCTACATACCGAAATATGGGGATTGGCACGTCAAGGTGTATTATGCGGTACACACTTATTGGGCTAAGGAAATCATTACCGACCTGTACCGTATAGGATGCAGGGGGGATTCCCTCAAACGTGCGTATCGCAACCTGACGGAAGGCAGGATGAATACCGGACTTACCTATTCGGACTACAGGAGAAGAGAGACGGTAATGGTGCTCTCTTTGACTTCTACCCCCGAACAGTTTCAAAATTCGTGGGACCACGAAAAAGGTCATTTATGCCGGCATATTTCCAAGGCTTTCGGAATTAACCCTTATGGAGAGGAAGCACAATATCTCAGCGGATATGTCGGTCAGAAGATGTTTCCTGTTGCCAAGAAATTCTTGTGTGAACATTGCAGAAAGGGAATGGAAAAATAATAATCGAACAGAAGCGTTCTTTGACTTGTTGGAATTACCGCTAAATTTAAAGTGTTAATAGCCATCTTTGGTATTGTCATATTGATATAATTGCCTATATTTGCGTCATATAGGAGTACTGGTATGTACAACAGCATTATCTTGCACTATAATAAGGAATTTACAGGAATACCGTAATTAGATATCCTTCTGTAAATATTAGTATTATTTTCTTGTACTATGAATAAGGTAATTAATATTCCAAATGCGGATAGAGATGAACGGATAGGTAGTGTTTTTAACCATTTATTTTCTGTCATTTTTGCGAATGAACAAATAAGGAATAATGATGTTCCTGTTTGGGATTTTTCAAAAACCTCATTTTTCCATCCATTTTTTTTGTTCCCATTTGCCATATATAAAAGCAAATGTAAGAACGTACAGTGTAAAAATGTGGTTGGGTATATGAAAAACTATTTAGAATGTGTTAAGTTCTTTGATATGCTGACGATAAAAGATGACATGGATCTAAATAGTGCGTTGAAAGAATATTTAGGGAAAAGTTATATCCCTATATGTCGCTTTAGTCGATTGAATAAGAATATAGATTCAATGCAGACCATTATTCAAGGAGTTATTGAAAAACAGAAAAATTTAGATTTAAAACTTAAAACTCCACTTTCGTATTTGATTAGTGAGTTAATTTGCAATATAAATCAACATTCTGATAGTGATTATGGTTATATATATACGCAATATCTGAAACGTGAGAATTGTTTGGATATATGCATTGCTGATGATGGAATAACAATTTATGGAAGTTATGTCAAGTCACAAAAGATGCTTGATAAGATAGGTGACAATGAAGCTGAAGCATTGAAATATGCAAATGAAGGATATTCGACTAAAGATCTTCCCGATGCTGAAAGTAGAGGATTTGGTATATCATCTACTAAAAGTATGATTGTGGAAGGTCTTGGAGGAGCATTCTTTATGTTATCAGGAGGAGCATTTCATAGGCATGATGCATCTGGTGGAAGTGATTATGTAAAATTGCCTGATACTATTAATTGGAATGGCACGATTATACTTATGAGAATACCATTGACAGTTAGTGAAGAATTTGATTATACGAAGTATATAAAATAGGAGGTATTATGAAAGAAATAATTAAGCTTCATGATCTATTAGGATCTGAAATACGCTCACGTTCTAATGCTGAAATTTTACGAGAAAAAATAGCAGAGCATAGTGGTTCTATAATTGATTTAAGCGATGTTTCTTTTATTTCAAGATCATTCGCTGATGAACTATGTATCTTAGTAGAAAAACATATTATTCAATTACACAATGCCAGTGGTGTTGTGCAAAATATGCTATCTGTTGTTTCTGAAAGTAGGAAGAAAAAAAGAGTTAGAAAGACTGATGATACTAAAATAAAAGAATTTGATGATATGGAAAGTTTGACATCTTTTCTGGCTACAATTTGATAAGAATGTATTTCTAGGC